CAATAACTGGCGATGAAATAGAAGATTCTTCTGATGAAGAAATAGAAGTATTTTGTTGCAGTTATTGTTATAAAGAATTTGATACACTAAAAGGTGTAACTTGTCATGAAAATTTATAGTGTAAAAATAAAAATAATAAAATTAAACAAAAAAATACATGTTACAGATGTGGTAGAGAAGGTCATTATGCAACTGATTGTTATGCATCAAAACATATTAATGGTAAATATTTAAGTTAATTTTTATAATTTTTAGGTGTTCTTTTTAATGTAGAATCTTTTTTAACATAATCTTTATAAGCATCTTTATTATATGCATTTTCAAAGTAATTCTTATAATTTTCTTTTTTAACTTGTTTTATTGCATTTTTTATTTCAATAACTAATTCATCATATTTCAATACCTTTTTATTTAATTTCAAATAATGTTTTATTTGATTAAAATATTGCTCTATTGGATTGGTTTTAGGAGTATTGTTCAATTAAATTAGTTATACTATTATATTATTTTAATTAACTTAATTGAACAATAATTTAAAGGATTATTAATTATAATATTTAATAATGGTTAAAAAATATAACTCTGAATTATTTATACAAGAATCAACAAAAATTAATAATAATAAATATGATTATAGTAATATTATTTGGAAAAATACTGGAATTAAAGTTAAAATTATATGTAATGAACATGGTGAATTTGAACAAAGACCCTCAAATCATTTAATGGGTAAAGGATGTTCATATTGTTCAGGTGTAGGAAGAATTACAAAGACTATATTTTTAGAAAGAGCACATAAAATTCACGGAGATAAATATGACTATATTATTAGTAATAATGAAGTACGAAATACTAAAAATATTGAAATTAAATGCAAAGTTCATGGGATATTTACACAAACACCCAATAATCATTTAAAAGGTACTGGGTGTCCAAATTGTTGTAAAAATGCAAAAATAACAAATGAAAAATTTTTAGAAAGATCTAAAAAAATTCATGGAGATAAATATGATTATTCTAATGTAGAATATATACATATAACAAAACCAGTTAAAATTATTTGTAAAGTTCATGGTGAATTTGAACAAACACCAAGAGAACATTTTTCTGGATGTGGATGTTATAAATGTGCTAATCGTATAATTACAACTCAAGATTTTATAGAAAAAGCAAATATTAGACATAATAATTTATATGATTATTCAAAAGTAGAATACAAATCTTCCCGTGAAAAAATCATAATATCTTGTAAAACTCATGGAGATTTTATACAGACACCAAATGATCACTTAAATGGGTGTGGTTGTCAAAAATGTGGAATGGGCAATTATTCTAAAATATGTATTGAATGGTTAGAAACTATAATGAAAAATGAAAATATTTTTATTCAACATGGTAATAATGGAGGTGAAATAACAATAAAATCAAATAAAAAACTATTTAAATTTGATGGATATTGTAAAGAAACAAATACTGCATATGAATTTATGGGTGATTTTTTCCATGGTAATCCAAAATTATATAATCAAAATGATATTAATCCATTAAATAAAAAAACATTTGGTGAATTATATAATGAAACATTAAAAAGATTAGAATTAATTAAAAATGAAGGTTATAATATAATCACAATTTGGGAAAGTGATTATAAAAATAATAAAAAATAAATACTTATTACCACTATTAATAATTGCTTCTTTAACATATTCATTATTATGACTACCAGCATTATCTAAAATTATAAGATTATTTTTATATTTATTAAATATATTTGCTTCTAAAAATTCTACAAATCTTTCTTTAGTCATACCACCTTCTTTATATAATGTTGCACCAACACATTTTGAATTAGATATAGCACATAATAAAGTAAATTTTCTAAATACATAATTATCATCGGTTTTTACAACACATCTTTTTCCTAAAGGACACTTTGAATATTCCATTATAAGGGCTGGACTAATTGATGTTTCATCAAGTGAAATAATTTTATCTAATGTATATTTACCAACTTCTTTATAAAATGCTTTCAACTCTTTTTTAAAATCTGTAGGTTTTCCATATCTTTCTTTAGGATAATGTTCATGTCTAGTTCTTTTTCAAGTTATATTATTATCTCTTATAACTTGACCTAAATGTTGAGATGAAATATCAAAATCCTTATATTTCTTTTTAACTATTTTATGTAATTCTTCCATAGTAATCTGTTCATTTTCTTTTAATTTTACTATAGCATATTTTACTTGTTCTTTAGTTATTTTATAAGATATTGATTCTCTATTTAATCTTTTTATTTCTTCTAATTTATTAAATCTTTTAACCCACCTATACAATGATTGTTTAGGACAATCAAAAATTACGCAAACATCATCTAAACTAACATCATTATTAAGATAATATTTAACCGCAGATAATTTATAATCTTCACTTTTATGTTTAGACATTTAATATATAAATATTTATATATTAAAATTTTGTCTCATTTTAAATCTTCAATGGTGTAAATTTATGATGTTTTTTGTGTAGGAATTTATATAAATATTTATTATGTAATAAACGATGTGTTAAATAATGAAAAAAATCAAAAATAATCTCAAATATAAAAGAAATAGGTATTATGTAAATTAATTCATAAAAAATATTATTTGATAATTTATAATTATTTATTATATTATTTTTTATGAATAAATTTACATAATACCTATTTATATTTTTCTTTAGGTATTAATAAATTATTATTATTAATATTATTTTTATTTTTTGTACTAAAATCAATAAAATTTAATAAAAAATAATTTCTACTTATAAAAATTAAAAATATAACAAATAAATTTTGTAAAATATTTTTATTATTTTTATAATTAAATAAAATTAATTGATATTGTACTAAACTTGTAAAAAATAATACACTATTTACAATAAAAAAATTTTTTAATGAATTTATAGATATATACATTTTAATTATACTATATTACTCTTTTATAATTTATTATTACTGGTAAATAAATATAATTATATCATATTATAAATATAATCTAAATAATTAAAAATGAATAATTCTTCCTATAAAATTCAAAATATTGATTCAGATACAATAATCATTTCATTTAGTGGTTTGGCTAAACAATTTGGTGGAATTCCACAATTTGAATTTCTAAATTTTCTTAATAAGCATTTTATAGATATAAATAAACATTTTTATATTGATAATTATCAAGTTTCATATCATAAAGGCATTAATGGATTATCTACCAATATTGATGAAACTATTGAATATTTAAAAAATGAAATTAAAAATTATAAAAATGTTATTTTTTTAGGTAATTCAGCAGGTGGTTATGCTGCAATTTTATTTGGTTCTTTATTAAATATTAATACTGTTATTGCTTTTATACCGCAAACAATACTTCGTAAAAAAGTTATAGATGAAAAATATAGAGATATTAATAAATATATAAATAATACAACAAAATATTATTTATATGCTGATTTAAGTGTTACTAATATTAATGATCATCATCATATAAGTCATTGTGAACGTATTTCTCATCATCCAAATGTATTTATAACAAAAAAAGAAAATATTAATTTAAGAGCAATGAGAGATAATGGAGAATTATACGATATTTTAAGTAAAATTATTCTAAATGATATAAAATCTTAATTAACTTAAAATGAATAAAGAAATAACAATTTTAATTATATAAATAAATTGAATGAAATTTAATTTTATATATATATTTCTATTTTTGCTTTCTAATAAAATAACAAATTCTTTTATTAAACAAAAAATTAAAAAAATATCACCTAATTTAATAAAACATAATTTGCTAGTATCAACAAAATTAAATTCACAATCACTTAATAAAGATAATAATCACAATAATCAAAATAATTATAATAATTATAATAATTATAATAATCATAATAATGATAATAATAAAATTAATAAAATAGATGGTTTTTTATCAATAATACGTTATAAAAATATATTACCTACATTATATTTATTATTAACAGGTTCATGGATAGTAAATCCAAATTTTAATAATTTATGTAATTTATTAAATTCAAAAACATTATTATTTTCATCAATTAATACAATATTAATTCTAATGAGTAATATGATTATTAATGATATTTTAGATATTAATATTGATAAAATAAATAATCCAACTAGACCATTAATAACTGGTGATATTAAATTAAATGAAGCATATTTTTTATTAATATTTTTTTTAGCAATAACTGAATTTATTAATATATATTTTTTACCAATTAATTTACAATATATTATTCATTTATCATTATTATATACATTTATATATACTCCTATTTTGAAAAAAATACCATTAATTAAAAATTTATCATGTGCTACAATAGTATCATCGTCAATATATGTTGGTGGATTAGCAACTATTACAAATATGAATATAAATACAAATTTAAATACAAATATAAATATTAATTTATTATATCAATCGATCTTATTAGTATTTTTAGGATCATTATATAATGAAATATTATTGGATATAAGTGATTATGATGGTGATAAAAAAAATAATATTTTTACAATAGCGACAATATTTGGTAAAAATATATCATTATTAATTTCTAAAAAAATATTAGAATTTAATATATTCATAAATACTTTATTAATATATAATTTTGGATATATAAACTATTCATTATTATTCATAATAACATCATTACCTATATTATATGATTTTTATAAGATAAAGATAAATAATTATCAAAAAGATGATATAAGAAATACATTTACAACATCATCAAATCAGATGGTATTTATGTTATTAATCATATGTTTAATTAGTAAGTAATTAAAGTAGTAGTGATAAATAATTTTTATTAAAATTTATTTTAATAAAAAAGTTATTTTTTATTAAAATATACTAATATAGTAATATAATATAATTATGAAAAAAATAGCATTTTTATTTTTAATATTAGATAATCCAAATTTTACAAAAATATGGGACTCATATTTCAGAGGTCATTCGGATAAATATTCTATTTATATACATCCTAAGTATCCTGATAAATTAATTTGGAAAAAAAAGCGTATGGTAAAATTATTAAAAGAAACTGCTTGGGGTTTTATAACGCGTGCTTATATTGAATTACTAAAGGAAGCATATAAAGATCCAGATAATTATAAATTTGTGACTATTTCAGAATCGTGTATACCAATAACTAGTTTTGATAAATTTTACAAAGATTGTATTTCTGATCCTAAATCGTGGATAAAAAGTATGGTTTTAACAAAATATGATTATGAAGGTCGTTTAAATTTACAAAAAACAAGATTTAAACCAACACATTTTATAAAAAATTATGCTCGTTTTTGTTTAAATCGTGAACATGTAAAAGAATTATTATCAAAAGAAAAAGAATTAGAATTTTTTCACAGAATGCAAGTGGGAGACGAATACTTTTTGTCAGTATTATATCCATTAAAAAACACTAGAGATTTTGCAGTAACTTATGATGATTGGGATTATATAAATAAAATAAAAAAAAATATAAAAAACAAGATAAAATTATTATGGGAAAAACAAGAAAAAGAAAAAATAGATACACATAAAGAACGTCAAAAATTACAAGATGAATTCAACCAAATAGCAAAAAGCCCAAAAACAATAACAAAAGTTGAAGAAGAAGATTTAGAGAATATAAAAAAATGTAAATCATATTTTTACAGAAAATTTAGTAAAAATAGTGATATAGAAAAATATTGGAAAGATATTATACATAAATTATTGATTAATTAATGGAACACCGCTTAAAGTAGTTGCTAACTTATATAATTTATTATTCATAAGATCAGTAATTGATTTATTAACATCATCTACTTCATTTACATAGTATGAGAAATCTCCCTTTAGATTAGCACTTCTATCTTTTGCATCATTTAGATTATTTTTATAGGTATACATCATATTTATTAAGTCTAATGTATAATTTATCTTTGTAGTAAAAGGTAAGTTAGCTTCACGTATTCTTTCATTTTCTAATTGCTTTTTAATTGAATCAGGTGACTGTGTCATTTTGCTTAATAAATCATTAGATAAATCTGTTATTATTGTATTATTTGAATCTTGCACTGTTTTTTTTTCTAGGTTTTGATATGAACCTTGTAAAATAGGTAAATTCATTGCTGGAATTGTGGGTAACTTACCTATAAAATCTGTTGGATTAAATACATATGGTGTTGGTGTTACATTATTTTTATTAGATGTAGAGGGTGTAGTTTTAGAAGGTGTAGGTTTAGATGCAAAATGTTCATTTTTATTATTCATTGAATAAATAATGACAACAATAATAAGAAGAATTAATAATACTTGAAAATTCATTATATATATATATATTTACATATAAAATAATTAGTAATTAATTTATATTTAATATATTTTATAATATTTTTGTAATTTTTATATATATATATATAAAAAAAATTGAAATTTAAATTATTTGGATGTTAATATATTTAATACTTAAATAGAATATAACTAATTACTGATTTTGCAAACATGTGTCTAATTTGTAAGAACCTTGGCAGAGCAAGCAATCATCCTACCCATAAGTGTACCTATAAATGTTACGATTGTGGCGAAAATGATCATTTGAGAGAAAATTGCCCCAAAAAATCAATTAAATCTGCAGGTGGAGGTTCTTCCAAAACTGCAGATACTTCTCAATCTGAGATTGTTGATGAGATTCAGCAACATTTGATCCGCGAGATGGAAGCAGTTGCAAAACTGAAAGAAGAGAAAAAAGCACTTCTCAAGAAGTTTGACCAGATGGATCTGGAGATTCAAAAGTTACACGAAAAAACAGTTGAGCTCGATGAAGAAAACTCTGATCTCCAATTGGAGATTAATGAGCTTAAATCTCTCCTGGAGAATAACAAGTCATCAGTCGATCCCATTCTAAAGGAAGAGAATGAGCAATTGAAAGAAATGATAAAAGTCATTACAACACTTGCAACTGGTAACAAACCGCAAGAAATTGCAATTCGTGCAATTTTGGCTAGTTTGACAGTGTAAATAGAACCATATTTGCTTTTTTTCTATTTTTGTATAATATATGAATGTATATATATTTATTTATTTAAAATAAAAATTGAAATAAAAACAAATTGTTTCTTTATTTCAAATTACCAGTAACTAAAATCTTTAAAGATGGCACAGACTATTGAATCAATAGTAAAAGAATTACCAACTATAACAGAATCTAACTTTAAAATATTTATTAAGTTTACTAACTTAATTATAGAAAGAGAAATATTGTTGAAAGGAATAGATGAACATGGTGACTCTAATAGTGTTGAAGAATTAGAAGATGTAGACGAAAACTCATTAGTTTACATATGTTCTTCAAATTTACTGAAAAAATTAGAAGATGAAATTGTAAAAGTAGCAGTAGAATTAAATCCTAATTTATTTTTATATAGATAAAATTGAAAAAAAATAAAAATGGTATATTAATATAAAATAAAACTAGTATTAAAATGGTAGACAATACAAGTGAATACATAAAAAAATTAGAAGATAAAGTTTATTATTTTCAAGAAATAGAAATAAAATTAAGAAAACAGGTTGAATTTTATCATAATGATGTTGTAGATCTTCGACGAATGATTAACATGTTACTACAAGAAAGAAACGAAGCTGAAAGAATACTTGATAATAAAATAAAAGAATACCAAAATCTCGTGAGAGAACATGAAAAATTAGTTATTAATAATGACGAAATAAATAAAGAACTTGTTCGTCAAAAAATTACAATTTATATCCTTCAAACACAATTAACACCTAAAATAAAAGATTTTTAATAAATAAAAATATTTATATAATATATATGAAACTATTATATTTTATATTTTTAATATTATTTTATTTAATAAATAATTACAGCGAAGCATTTTTAAATTTATTTAAAAATAAAATAAATATAGATATAAACAAGAAGCTTACATATAATTTATGTAATAAAAAAATGGATATATTAAAAAGGATAAATGGATTTTATGGAATATTGGGTCCGAACATTGATATAAAAGAAGATACAACTATGTATGATTTATTTTCAGGAGATGGTATGATACAGGGTATCTTTTTCAATAATGGTGAGATAACATATAGTAAGGCGATGATAAAGACAGAGAAATATTTATTTGAAGAAAAATATGGCATAATACCAAAGAATCCACTAATAATATTTATATTTTTCATAATGAATAAAATGAACAAATTACCAAATATAGGTGGATTAGCGAATACAGCATTATTAAATGTAGATAATAAAGTATATGCATTATACGAAATGGATTATCCTTATTTATTAGATATTGATTGTAATAATAAAACTATTAATACAATTGGTAAAAAAATTATAAATAATTTTGAACATTTTTCAGGACATTCCAAATTCAATGAAAAAAATAATTTAATAGAGTCACTTGAATACAAAATGGATAAAAATCTAGTAAGATATTATGAGTTAGATAATAATTTCAGTATAAAAAAAACGATTAATTTTAATTTTAAAAATATACCACTAGTACATGATTTTTATTCAACAAATGAAAATATATATTTAATTGATTGTCCCATAGAAATAGATTATGAAAAAATTTTAATAAAAAAAATGCCATTATTATTAAATAAAAATAAAAAAACAAATATTCATGTATATAATAAAATTAAAAATGAAACAAATATATATATGTATAATGAATCAATATTTTTATTTCATTATAGTAAGATAATAGAAGAAAAGGATTATATAAAAATTTTTGCACCAATATATGATAATATTGATTTTTTAGATTTAGACATATATGGTAGATATCGTATGTTATTAATAAATAAAAAAACAAGTGAAGTTAAAATTATAAAAAATGTAGAATTAGAAAAATATAATTTAGATTTTCCAATAAGTTACGATGGTAAGATTGTTTTATGCAATAGATATAATAATACAGTAAATGGATTTATAATATGTAAAGATTTAAAAATAATTAAAAAAATTATTTTTGAAGATAGAAATATAAAAGGAGAACATCGTGTTATAAAAATAGATAATAAAAATTATTTAATATTTTTTTGTGAAATTAATAGTAAAAATTATATATCTATTTTGGATATTCAAAATAATAAAAATATAATAGATATTGAAATTATGGAAGATGTTAAATTTGGGTTCCATTCAATATTCTTAAATAATTAATGTCATCTTTTATTATAATAACATTTTCTTTTAATATTTCTGAAAATTTTATTAATAAATCATAGTTTTCTTCTAATATTCTTTTTGCTTCAAAATAAGCATCATTAACTAATTTTAATGATTCTTTATCCATTACACTTTTTGTATATTCTGAATATTTATCACCAAGTGCTAAACTTCTACCTAAAAATGGATTAGCCTCATTTTTGGTATTTTCATTATAGAATACTTCTAATTTCTCTCCCATTCCAAAATTACCAATCATTTGTTGTGCTAATTTATTAGCTTGACTTAAATCTTCATTAGCACCCAAAGATACAAATTCATTACCATAAAATAAAAATTCAGCAGCTTTTCCACCTAAAGTAACAATTAATCTTTTTTTAAGTATATCTTTAGTATACAAGCCAGAATTAACTATATCTTTTTTTTCAGAAAAGAGAGTATATCCACCAGCACCATTATAAGTAGGTTTAATTGAAGCTTTTTTAAAATCAAAATATTCAGAAAAAATAATTGCTAATAAAGAATGACCTGCTTCGTGAACGGCAACACGAATTTGAGTAATTTCTGGAACAGTAATATTTTTTTTAATTAAACCAACAATAGATTTTTCATAAGCCTCTAATAAATAATTTTCACTTATAAAACTATTATTATTTTTGGCAGAAAGAATAGCAGCTTCATTTAATAAATTTTTTAGCTGAGCACCAGAAAATCCTTCTGTCATTTCAGCAATCATTTTAATATCATATAATTTATTATTAGAATATTTATTTTTTAAATAATAATCTAAAATTTTTTCACGAGATTCGACATCAGGTAAAGGAATTCTAATAACTCTATCAAATCTACCAGGTCTGAGTAATGCTTGGTCTAATACATCTTTTCTATTAGTCGCTCCTAATATAATTAAATCTGTATTATTATTAAAACCATCCATTTCATATAATAATTGATTTAATGTCTGTTCTCGTTCATCATTTGCCATATTAATACCAGCACCTCTTTGTCTACCCACTGCATCGATTTCATCTATAAAAATAATCGATGGTTTGTTTTGTCGTGCAGTATTAAATAAATCCCTTACTTTTGATGCACCCATTCCAACAAATAATTCTACAAATTCAGATCCAGATATAGATATAAAAGTAGAATTAGAAGCAGTTGCAATGGCTTTAGCTAATAAGGTTTTACCAGTACCTGGAGGACCTTCAAATAAAATACCTTTAGGCATATCAGCACCAATTTGTTTAAATAAATCTTTATTTTCAATATAAGAAATAACTTCCCTACATTCTTCAATAACTTCTGGAGAACCAGCCCAGCTTTCTAAAGAAACATTAGGTTTAAACAATTTCTCATTATTATTTTTGAATGGCATAAGATTTTGTAAAATATTCCTATTTTGTGGATTACCAGATTGTTTAATATTATTAAATTGATACAAACTTTGTAAAGCAGAAAATATAAATATTCCAACAATAGCATATGAACCAAAATTTAAAAAATCAACAAACATATCTTTAAAAAAAGTAAAAGCATTAAAATTAATATTACGAAATTCAAATGGTATATTAAGATCTGAAGCCTTTTGAATTAAATTTGGAACAATTATTGGATCAATTGTTGTATGAAAATATTCACCAGAATTATATGAAATAATTTCTTTATAATTTTTATCAATATATAAATTTTCAACCTTATTGCTTAATATATCTTGAATTAAATTATTGTAATTTTCTTCTTGTAAATTATAATTAGGTACATTATTTACAATAAATGATTTTTTTTTTATTAAATTATTATGAATGCTATTGGATGGATTTATTAAAGAAAAACTAGTATTAATTAGTGTGAATAAAATAAATAAAAATTTAAACATATTATATTAATATTAATAATAATATATTTTTAAAAATATTAAATATTAAATATTAAATATTAAAAAAATTATATTGCATTTTGAACATTTCGTGTAAATACTGAAATCATTATTAATAAAAATATATTTAGTTTATTTTTAATAATAGAATATGCCTTAATATCTTTCCATTTATTATCAATATAACTAAAATATTTATATTGTAAATATAACGAGTATATGAATGCTAATGAATATAATAAATCGAGATTATAATTATGTTTATTATTATTTATTTCATTCATAATTAAATTTTCATTTATGACTTCATTATTTACTTGACTTATAACTGTTGATAATACAGCATTCGAATTTACAATATTTTTTAAACTTATAAAATTTTTATTTATTTGAAAAGCAAAATAACTATTGAATGATATACTAAATAATAAAATAAATAATATAATTATTTTATAAAATAACATTTATTATAACATACAATAACATTATTATTTTAAATTTTAAAATCAATTTTTATAAAATTATTATAATTTAATAAAATTATAATAATTTATATTATTATAATTATTAATTATTATGTTAAATTCTATTTCAGATATTAAACATGCTTTTTATATAAATTTAGATTCTAGACCAGATCGAAAAATATATATTGAAGAACATATGAAACAAATAAATATTAATGTTGAAAGATTTAAAGCTATACAAATGGCAAATGGTGCTATCGGATGCAGTATGAGTCATCTTAAATTAATTCAATATGCTAAAGAAAATAATTTAGATCACATATTAATAGTAGAAGATGATATTTATTTTATAGATCCAGAATTATTTAAAAACCAATTTAATTTATTTTTATCCAAGCAAAAAGATTTTGATGTAGTATTAATTTCTGGAAATAATATTCCACCATATAAAAAAATAGATGATTATTGTATAAAGATTTCACAATGTCAAACTACTACAGGTTATTTAGTAAGAAATCATTATTATGATAAATTAATTCAAAATTATAAAGAAGGTATACAGAAATTATTATTTGAACCACATAATAAATTTTTTTATGCAATTGATAAATATTGGTTCTCATTACAAGGAAAAGATAATTGGTATTTAATAACACCATTGACTGTTATACAAAAAGAAGATTATAGTGATATTGAGAAAAAAAAAACTAATTATGCTAAATTAATGCTAGATTTAGATAAACCGTGGTTAAAATTACAAAAATAATTATTGAAACATCTATTAAAAATTATTTTTTTTTAATAATTTTTCAATTAATTTTATATCATCTTGATCTTTAGGTCTATTCATAGTTTTTTTCCACTTTAATAATGTTTTAAGGCTAAAAAACTGATGATTATTATTATCAGTATCTAAACCTTTATTTTTAGTTAAATATTTAAGTGAAAAATTATTATTAGGAAATCCAATTGTATCTAATTTTTGAAAAGCTTCTATTGAAAAATCATTTTCATTAGATTTAGTTAGTTCGTTATATTCTTTAGTTAAATCAAAAAACCATCTTATTTGATTATTATAAAATTCAATATGACCTAAATTTAATTTAACTAGAGCACTTAATTTGAAAAATTCATTATAATCTAAATTAATATCCAAATCACTAATAGTTCTATATTCTCTAATAGCAAATGATCCTAATATATAATATTTTTTTGGATTTATTTTAGAAAGATCAACAAATAAATATTTTAATATATTTGATAATTTTTCAAATTTATTTAATTTTTTATTAATTATAATTTTTTTAATAGTTTGATCTAACATTTTTTAAAGATTATATATAAGATTATTTATAAAAAAATAAATATAAATGATTTTTATTATGTATATTTTTTGTATTATAGCATTTATTTATGCAATATATTGGTTATGTACAAAATTAAAAGGAAAATATTTTCTAAAATAAAGTTTATATTAAAAATATTTTTTAAAAAATAATTAAATATAGAATATAAAAAATGGAATCACTTGATAATGAAAATATTTCTATAAAAGCATTTAATAAAAAAAAATATTTTATATATCAAAATAATTTTGATAATAACAATAATTTACTAGAATCATTTTACTTTAAGATAAAACCAATTGAAGGTGTTATAACTTATAAATTAAATAATTGGAGTAATTTGCCAACAACGCCAGATGATGCGAAGAAATTAGCAAAAGAATGGTGCAAAAAGATGTGTAATAATGAAAAATACAATAATTTTTCAATAATAATATATTTTCATTTAGAATATAAAACAATTAGATTCGAATTAACAGAAATTATTAAATTAGATAATTATACAAAAATAGATGATTTTGAAAAAGATATAATTATGAATATTATACCCCAAAAAACTATTTATTTATATAAATTAGATAATATAACTAATTTTCCAGAAGTAAATGAATGCAAAGAACTAGGTAAAAAATGGGCACTATTGATGGAAGAAAGATTAGAAAATAAAAAAGTTATTGTATTATTAAATAATTACAATAAAAATATTAAAATAATTTTTAAAAATTAAATTTAATTAAAATACCTAAATCTCTAAATTACAATAGTACTAGGTAAAGAATAATTTACATTGAAAGCTGTTGGATTTAACCAATATATTTGTAAATTATTATTTAAAGAATGTTCTTTATATTTAGAATCAATAGGTTTATCAATATACGAAATAAGATTAATAATTTTATCAATTGAATTATTATTAACTAAATAAGCATGTGATCCATATAAATTATTATTTGAATTAATTTTAAATAGATTTTCTGAATGAATATTAGAATTATTAGAATTATTAGAATCATTATTATCATTTGTCCAACCTAAAAATATAATATCAAAAGTATTATTAGATTGAATAATAGCATTATTAATTAGCTGTATAAAATCACTATTAGTAATATTAAAATCATCTTCTAAGATAATACTATACTTAGAGTTATTATAATTATTTAGTTCACGAATATGTTTAAGTAAATTCAGATGACTTAGATAACAAGCAATTTCATTTGATCTTTTTAAACTATCATATTTAAAAACAGGATCTAATATTTTATTATTAATTAGTTTATCTTGATTAATATTTTTACCAGCAATAGCATTAAATTTATTAATATTAATATTATATAATTTTTCTTGATTTAATATATTATTTATTCTATTTTCATTAAATAATGTAATTACATAATAATTTATAGAATTTAAGTTTGTTATATTATTATAATTTTCTATAAAATAATTATTTATGATTAATAAAATAATAAAAAATATAA